AGATGCTACCGGAAAGACTAAACAGGAGCGAGTTGAAGAGTTTGCAAAAGCCATCGCCACCAAGCTGGCAACGGGAGATACTGGCAACCTACAAGACGGGGGAGAATCTGCTCTGCCTTTTTAGCCCCGACAATCAAGGCCGCTATTGCCAGAGCCTCGAACGCTGCTTTATCGGCAAGGCTCCGAGCATAGCCCGTGTGTCGAGGACGTTCGGCAGTCACATCGCCGAGTCGTGGCTGGAAATACAGCTTCTCGACCTCGCCGAATTTTCGGGAGTCCGCAAGGACGGAATGACGGAAAAGGAATACGAGGAGATAGCCCGTATCATCATCTCCGGCTATGGCGATTTCAAGCTCACCGAGTTCATGGTATTCTTCCAGCGGTTCAAGCAAGGGCTTTACGGGACGTTCTACGGAGTTTTCGACCCTATGGTGATAACAAGGTCTCTTCGAGAATTCAGAGCCGACAGAGAGAAACTATTGCGGTTCTATGAGGACAAGAAACGGCAGGAGGAAAAGGAACGGGAGAGAGAGCTACGTGAAAAGGAGAAAGCGACACCCGATCAGATTCAAGAAATTATCGACAAATACAGCAAAAAGGAAAGTTAAGTATGAAAGACATAGAGCTTTACAACGATTCGTTCCAGAATTATAAAGTCTATGGTCTGCCAAAAGCGCAGCTGATTATAGCAGATGTGCCGTATTGTTACGACACTGAAACGGAGTGCTTCACAAGAAACGGTTGGAAAAAATATACTGATATTCTACCAGAAGATGAAGTACTGTCACTTAATCATCAAACACAAAGAATGGAATATAGCGGCATCGCAAATATTATAGTGAGAGATAATGATGAGGACATGATACAATTCAAAAACCAAAACATTGACTTGTTTGTATCTGCAAATCATAGGTGCTATACTGTTGAAAAGTTTACACCCAATTTAAAATTTGGAGAACGTATCCGAAACAGAAAACGTATAAACACTGAAAACATACGGCTTGCTAAAAATATTACTGCGGCTTCATCTGTACCACGGTCTGGATATATTTGGACTGATTTCACGGATTGCGATATAGTGGTTATCCCGGGAGTAGAGATAAAACATAATGGGAAAACACTAAATTCGCACACCACCGAAGATGTCGTTATAAATACTATTGATTGGTTACGCTTCTTTGGCTTATATCTCGCTGACGGTTCTTATTCAAGATGTAGCGGTTCAGGTTACACAGTAAGTATCAAACAACACAATCGTTATCGTGATAAAGTCCGCAAGATACTAAGCAATCTACCATTCAAATTTTCAGAATCCCAAAACAAAGGTAGAGATAGTGCAAACTATAATATCTACTCAAAACAACTGTATTGCTATCTTGAACAATTTGGCAGAAGTGCTGATAAGTTTATACCACGTTGGATATTGGATTTGCCTACGGATAAACTAAAAATATTTTGGGAGTCTTATACGTTTGGAGATAGTTCGCAGAATGGTCCGGGGATAAGAATTAGTTCTATTTCTAAAAAACTAATCTTGGGATTGCAGGAGGTGGCTTTAAAATTAGGGACACTATGTCAAATATATACAAAGCGGATAAACAGTGGTGATTTGTACCAGTTTCAATATAACCCATTATCTCGCAATATAAAATACGGCAACAAAAAAGTTGTTGCAGATTATACAGGCAAAGTATGGTGCTTAACACTAAAAAAGAATAGCGTATTTTTAGTACGCAGAAATGGCTCCATTTGTTTTAGCGGAAACTGCTTAGGAGACAACGCCTACGCCAGCAACCCAGCATGGTATATCGACGGAGATAACAAGAACGGCGAGAGCGCATTGGCAGGCAAACAAAATTCTTCTCGTCCGACAGCGAGTTTCGTCCTGCCGAGTTCATGCACTTCTGTTCCAAAATGCTCGTGAAAGAACCGAAAGAAGCCGGCAAATCCCCCTGCATGATACTGTTCTGCGAATACGAACAGCAGTTCAAATTCATAGAGTTAGGACGCAAATACGGGTTAAATCACTACATACCGCTGGTTTTCCGCAAGGATTTCTCTGCGCAAGTGTTGAAAGCAAACATGAAGGTCGTCGGCAACTGCGAATACGGTCTTATCCTTTATCGGGACAAGTTGCCCAAATTCAACAACAACGGGAGAATGATTTTCAACTGCTTCGACTGGGTGAGGGACAACACCACGCCCAAATGCCACCCTTGCCAGAAACCTGTCCCGCTCCTCAAACGGTTGATAGAGATATTCACTGACAAGGGCGATGTTGTCATCGACCCGTGCGCAGGAAGCGGAACAACCCTGTATGCGGCAGCCTCATTGGGAAGAAAGGCATATGGCTTCGAGGTCAACAAACAGTTCTATAACGACGCAAATGAAAAGGTCTTGAAAAGAATACAAGTCAGTTTATTTCAATAAATTATAAAAATCATACAGATATGGGAGAAATCGAACTTATGAAAGGAGGAGAGCAATGATTGAACGATTAAAATGCTGTATCAACATTCTGTTTGCAAAGCAATATATCGTTTTTACGGCAGACAAATACAAGATAGGTAAGTTCGGATCAGGATATATCCGTACAACTAATAAAGCATTCTTACAAGCGGCTATTGAGGTTATAGAGGAAATAGACAGTCATCTAGTTGAAGTTAATGAGAAAAATTGATAGGTAATGAAAATAGAAGATATTGAGAAGAAGTCATTAGAATATGCCAAAACAGCAACCCCATCTTGTGTCTTTGGAGATTTTGATAAGTACGCAATAGCTGATGCTTTCGAGCATGGTGCAAACTGGCGGATAAATTCAGTGTGGCATGAGGTAAGTGAAGAACCCGAAAGGAATAGAATATATCTTGCCCAACTTGGAGACAGTGCCTTTGATACCTTTTATGACTCTGAAAATTGGGTAAAATTTTCACGTGGAGTTAACATGCAACGTTGGGCATATGTAGAAGACTTGTTGCCAAATAAACAGGAGGAATAGCAATGAGAAAAACGATATTAGATGCCTGTTGTGGGGGAAAGATGTTCTACTTCGACAAACATGACGAAAGAGTTCTTTTTCAAGACATTCGAAAGGTCTCTACTCATTTATGCGATGGTAGATCATTTGAAGTAAATCCCGACATACAAGCCGACTTTACAAATATGCCCTATGAGGATAAATCTTTTTCAATGGTAGTTTTCGATCCGCCTCATTTGAAATGTTCAGGTTCAAAAAAAGAAGCTAACGGTTGGCAAATGGTTAAATACGGTAATCTTGGGAAAGATTGGCGCGATATGCTGGCAAAGGGATTTAAAGAATGTTTTAGAGTCCTGAAACCCGGAGGATTTTTGATTTTCAAATGGAACGAGACCGACATCAAAGTGTCGGAAGTTCTCAAACTCACACCTGAAAAACCAATATTCGGGCATATATCCGGCAAACGTTCTAATACACACTGGATTTGTTTCATGAAAGAAATTATAAAGGAGGAATAGAAATGAACGAGAAAACAATTGAAAAGAGTTTCGATGAGTACATGAAAAAGAATTATACAGAAAATTATCTGTCTAATTACAAAAGAGAAGTCATCGACAACCAACATTGCGATTTCGCAAACGGCGTGGAATACTATCTGAAAAACACATGGCACGATAAGAGCGAAATTCCGGAATATGGGAAAGAATGTCTTGTGTTTTTGAACGATTCGATGAGAGAAGGTTGGCATATCGGGAGAATAGAAAAACAGGGGAAGAATGTAGGTAAATGGAATATTTACGGATATTTTACACCGGCATCACATAACAATATTCTCTATTGGGCATACATAGAAGATTTATTAACCAATAAATAGGAGGAATAAGAGATGTTTATTTTAAAATGGATAAAAGCAAAGAAAAACGGTATACCATTATATATTAAAGACAAATGGTATAATTATAGGGCGATGATGACAGAAAGTGAAGCGAAAACAACAGATCATATACAGATATACGATGACAATGGAAAATATATCGTCCCCAAAAGAGGAGTTACTGTTAATGTTTTTTTCTCAAAAAAGAAAGTTATAGCTACTTATGTAATAATAGGGATTCATGAAGAATCGCGGAATAAGGATTGGTTATATGCTTACGATTGGGTAAATGTAGATTTATTTTTCGTTGGAAATATAAAAAAGATATGAGAAAGGAGGAATAGAGGTTGAAAGACTTAAAAAGAAAAGAATATGACAGTACAAGAATTGATTGACGAACTTGAAAAAGTGGAAGATAAGTCAAAACTTATTTGTGAAGCCGGAGCTAATGCCACACCAAATCCGCATAACCAATGTACGTGTTGAACGGTTACAAGATATTTCAGATGAAGATTGTCTTAAAGAGGGAATAATAAAGGGGCAATGCG